GAACTTCCTCGACCAACTATCTGGTCGTGCGACTGGAATAACCAGTGGTGGAATAAACTTGATGGTGTTAAGCCAATGGCGAGCAATGATCTACCAGTTTCTCGTTAAATAAGTTTAAAGAATAAGTACAATAATTAAGATAATGGATGAAAATTTACCTAAAATTTTGATTAAAGTTTTTGATGTATTAGGTTCTGGTTATAAAGAACATATTTACCAGAAGGCAATAGAAATAGAATTTCAGACTGAAAAGATATTATTTCACTCTGAAGTTATATGTCCCATAAATTATAATGGTATTCAGGTTGGATTTGAGAGAGCCGATATTGTAACATACTCGGAATCTGGTCCTGCTTCTGTTTTAGAATTAAAATCACAAACAAGTTGTATAACAAAAAAAGAGTTTATTCAGATCTACAAGTATTTATCCAATTTAAAAGTCGACACTGGATACATAATTAATTTTATTATTACACCAGATACTATAGTTAATAATACAGATTCTAAATATAGATTCTTAGAGTTATATAAAATAGAGTTTGATCAGTTTAAACTTTATAAATATTCATTTAGACACTCAGAATTTAAAGATTATTCTCTATAGTTTCATTTGGATTAATCGTGGCATTTTAATCATTTCATTTAAATCTTTAGATGTTTTTATACTTTTTAATTGTTTATATACTTTTTCAGGCTCTCCAGTAAACTGTACTGATTTATTTTTAAATAAATATACCTTAAATGCTTTTAAATCGGGAGATAATGTAGTTATAGGACCAGTGTAATAACGACAATGTCCCAATTTAAAATTGTTTACAAAATACATCCATAATTCTAGTGTATTGCTTCCAGTTGGTCTTAAGCCAGATAACTCTATCAGTTGTTTAAATTCTTGATATAGATCTGTGGATTCTTCGAAATTTTTATACCATCTATATTTATGTGTAAGTTTAAATATTGTTTCTATACTCGAAATATTTGCAGGAGTTAAACTTATTAGTCTTTTATTTACAACGATAACGTAGGTTCCTTCTAAAGAAAATATGATGTGATATAAGTTACCCATTTGAGCAAACCGAATACATTGACCCATATCTTCACCAGATGGCCATCCCCAAATTACATTACCTGATATGTAACAATGCAATGGATGAGTATGAAAATTTACTCGACCCAGTGGGGTACTAACAGAACTAGAATTACCTTTTTCTATAGAATGACTAGAATATGACTTATCACATACCATTTCTCCATCTACTATTCGACAATTATTGTTCTCGAATTCTATGATTCCGCCAAATTCATTCTGTTCTAATAAAAGTCCATGTTTGGAATATTTATTAGGTTTAATTAAAGTATCTTCTAATATTTTTTGTGTTATTTTCCAATCCGGTCTATTCATATTATTAAATATTAAATATTAAATTATAAGTTTAAACTTTATTTTTTAAAATTTACATTGTAATTAAACAAATGTCGGAAGCATTAAACGTCAACGTGTTAGTATCAGCCAAAGAAGAATATACTAATCAGTTGTGTTATGTACTTAGTCCTTTAATTTATCAAGGTGTAATGAGTTTAGTTGAGGAATCTAAAAAGATACCAAAGCAGGTCCGTGGAATTTCCTATAGAAATCTACAAATTGTACTAGCTAATGTTCAGAATTGGAGTTCATTTATAATAGAAAAAGAAACAAAGCGAATTAAAGACTCTTGTTCTTATTTATCTGATCTTGTTACAGCTATTTTTGTAAGCCACGTTAAAATTTTAGCGTGTGTAAGACTAAAGGGTGAACATAAAAATATTAAAATTAAGATACCAAATATGGAAACATTTGTTCATAAAATATACATATTAGTTTGTAATAAATTTTATAATAACGTTATGTTAATTCATGAACCCGAAGAAGGACTAATTAAAATGATATCAGATATTATTAATGAGTGTATTAGAAAGCAACTACCAATTGAACATATTTTACAAGAGTACTTGTTTGACGTATTTAATGATGACTCTGTGGAGTCAGAACCTTCGGAGAAATCTGATAAGTCCAATAAAGAGTTCACGATGGATGAAGTGGCAGAGGAAGATGATGTAAAATCAGATGCTGAAAGTGAGTTTGAGAATGAACAGAAGGCTATACCAGTAGTACCAATTGATGGAGCTCCTTATCACAGAGAATCTCCAGTTCCAGATTTTGAGGATACAACAAAGATAGAAATACCCGAAAGTGCGGTAAACACTCCAAACATTGGACCGATACATGGAGAAAATGAAGTTCCTGAACCAGAACCATTAAATTTAGATGAAAGACCTACAAGCCCAGTTACTTTATTTGATGATGCAAAAGAACTGTAATTAAAATATCATTAATTAAATAATGTCTATTTTTGATAAAACTAAAACATATTTAATAGATTTATTGATTAGAGAAAGTAATAAACACACATCTTTGCCTAAGGCAATAATAATGGATGTAGATGATACACTTGTTTCCACTATTAACTCTAAAGTTAAATTTATCAAAATTAATAAAAATGTTGTATTTCTATATCCAGGTATTAAACCTATAATACAAGTTGCGCAAATTGCTAAAAAATTAGGATATAAAATTATAATATTAACTGCTAGACCTAGAGAATCTTTTTTATCTACCAAGTTTAATTTAGATATACTCCAAGTACCATACGATGAAATACATATGAACAATAATAATCAAGATATATCTTTTAAATATAAAATTAGACAACAGCTATTAAAACATTATGATGTTTTATTTACAATAGGTGATCAAGTTGGCGATGTTAATGGACCACCTGGTTTACTTGGTATTAAACTGCCATCACAAGACTCGTATAAAGTACAGATATATTCTAATTAAAATATAATAAAATAAAATAACATTTATCATTAATGCTATCAGACACCCTAAAAAGTGTACTAGAACCGCAAAAACAGAAATCTATTCGAGAAAGAGAAGTTAAAGATAAAATGGTTAATATTCTCTTAGAAAAAATCAAAAACTATTCATCATATGGACAAACAAATTGTACATTTAAAGTTCCACCGTTTATATTGGGTTGTATACCTTATAAACATGAATCGATGATTAAATACCTAAAGTCTAAATTTTACAAAGAAGGGTTTTATATAAAGGAAGAAGTCTTTGGAATTTTATACATATCTTGGGATATTAAAGATATAAATAAGGTTCAAGACTCTAAAAGAAAAGATAAACTAAAAGAAATAAATGTTAATAAAGATCTAACAGCATTTGCGTCAAATAATAAACTAAAGTAGATGTTCTCTACATACTGGAATGTATTCACTTGTACCAATTAATTTTTGTTCTTTAGATTCTGTTAGTCTCTTTGTAAAATATGCAGGATTTCCATTTCTACATACTTTACAAAACGCGTGTAGTCTAGTTATTGTATTACATAATGGAATTAGTTCTAAAATCTCACCAAACGGCTGCTGCTTGAAGTCTCCATCAAGTCCTGAGACATAAACAATCTTAGATCTCTTGAGTAGTTCTATACAAAAAGTTTTTAACCCAGTAAAAAACTGAGCTTCATTTATGCAAATTACCTGATAATTTCTATCATCTAGTGTATCTAAATCATCTGTATAATGAGATTCTATATCTACGCATGAGTATTTATCATGTGTTGTTACATTGGTCGTTGAGTATCTTGTATCTTCGACATAATTAATAATTGCCACATTCTGTCCAATACTTTTGAGTCTCTTAGCTATTCTTAGTAATTCGGTAGTTTTACCAGAAAACATGCATCCAAGGATAAGATGTAGTTCACCCATTGTTAATAGTCTATATATGAATTGTTTAAATGACTTTAAAAATTAATCTTTTATAGTATTAATGAGCACCTGGGACTTCGATGAAAAAAAGAACTTTACAACTGTTTTATATAAAGGTTTACCCTTTAAAGTCTTAAATTTTCCCAATAAGAATATTGTAGCAAAGAGACTCTACCAAACTAAAGTATTTATACATGAACTATGTATTAAAGTTTATAAAAATTTATACAGAATTGATTCTCCACTTAGAGAGATGTCCATCGTATTTTTAAGTATTCACCCAGATTACTACTTTTTACAAGAAATGCAAACTGGTACACAATTTGAGGGGATGAATAAACCTAAGAATGTCAGGTATGATCTGTATTTACCGAGTGTAGGCCGAGATAAAAAATTAAAAGCCGAATATCGTATTGTATTTTTAAATTTAATTAAACCAAGTGGAAAAGTTAAAAGTTTTAAAGAACTTATTCCATTAATTATGCACGAAATTGCTCATACTGGATGCAATCATGTGACATGGAAAGATGATAATCACGGTTTAGATTTCCAATTATTTGAAGCATATTTATACTATTTATTAAATAGTCCCATATAGTGTACAAGCCATTGTAACTTGATCATTGCCGTGATTACCTCCTGATTCTACAAACTTAAGCCTAACAGTTAAAGTTTTATTAGATGAAAATGATACACTTGTTGTAAAATTTCCTTTAGTATTACCAGTTGGTAGACTTATAGTCTCAGAATATATAGATGGTAAATCTGTTAATTCTACACCTACATAAACATCATGCTTGACTTCGCATATATCTATTGTAACATCGTGAGGATGATCCATATAAATATCATATTCGAGTATCATATTTACAATATTTGTTGACGCAGTTGCTGTATAAATATGACTAATAAAATTTCCTTCTTCGAACCTACCTTTATTGTACGTATCACCCAACTGATTACTATCTTTTGTTGGATAATAGAAAGTCTCGTGAGTATTACCTCCTATGTCAAATGACTCGCTAAGTATATAACCTATACCAGATACTATTATTAAATTGTCAATTCTGTTATTTAATCTACCTATAGCTCCACATGAATCATCTAACACATCTATACAATGAAAAATCTGATTACCAATATATTTATGAGTAGGCATTATAACGTATATAAAGATTTAAATTATTTATTATTATAATGGCGCTAGTAACTGGTATTCTTTCTTTATCTGCATTTAACATGAACTCTAAGTTTATCCAAGAGGCTGAAATTAAGCATGGACGCACTGCTATGTTCGCAATGCCTACTCTTGTAAGTTTAGAAGTACTTGATCATAGCACACTTGGTATTAATCAACTCGCTTCTACACCATTCGAGAATCAGTTACTACTATTAGGTATTTTTGGATGTAGCGAAGTTTCACAAATGTTAAAGGCATATGAGTTTCCTTCATCGGTAGAATCCTGGTTTAATATGAAAAGTGATCACACACCTGGAGACTACAATTTTGATCCTTTAAATATTAGTAATACTGAGAATATTGATATGCTAAAGACAAATGAGAAGTTTGTAGGTCGACTAGCCATGCTATCATCGTTTGGTTTTATTTGTAACGAACTAGTAACTGGAAATCCATCGTTTTAAATATATTAAAAAAATTATAGTAAACTATTAAATGACTCTCACATCAGAGGAAATTTTAAATTTACCAGAAAACTACAATTTGAGTGATATCAAACATTCATTTTACTCGTTATCGAGACAATATCACCCAGACTCCTTAAATTGTAATTTTCTCTCGAAGGAAGAAAAAAAGAATATATTTGTTGTATTTGAGGCTGCATATAAAGAATTATTAGATAAGCACCAGTTTGTAGAAATGGATGCACCAATGTATTCTCATGTAGAATACTCAAATGACTTACACATCGAAAGAGATCACTCGCTTGATACTATAGATAAATTTAATGAACATTTCGAAAAAGTACACTCAGAGGAAAATAAAGATAATCCATGGAGTATACATTATAATAAACAGTCTTCAGAAAAGAAGTATAATTTAGACATATTAAGACCAGATGAATATAAACGTGTTTATCACTACGAATATGGCGTCGACTATTGTGATTCTTTTACGCAGCCTGGTAGATTTACCGATGTAAGTCAATTATCTGAGGATTTAAGTGATGTAGTTTTAGAATCTACTGATCTTGATTCACTTCTTAAGAGTAGAGAGACTATAGAATACTCCGAAGAAATAAATCAGCAAGAGATCGAAAAACAAAGAGTTCTAAAAGAATTAGAAAGCCATAAAAGACAAACTCAATTAGAAAGAGACCTTAAGATATTAAAATTAGCCACCAGATGAGTATGCATTTGTAGAATCATGAATAAATAAACTAGTCGAGTCTGACGAATATGCATTTAAGTTAATAGATGCACCATTATTAACTTGACCTCCAGATGGAGCATATAAAATGATATCTTGACCCCTATTTGTTACAGTAAAGTGAAGAACAACCCCTGGTGTGTAATTTTCTAAGTAAAAATCGGTAGCTTGAGACCCCGATGTCTGTAGTAATATTACATGTCCAGATAATTGCGAACAGTCTATAGTTCCACCGTCTGGTATTGAAGCTGTACCAGCAACAGTGTAAGAAGGTACACTTCTAAATCCTAATTGATCGACTGTTTGAGATTTTAAGTAGTGTGGCATTTATTTAATATATAAGAAAAAAAAAATAATTTAATATGCAAGTGATGCCGCCTTAGTCGCACTCACTATTATTAAAGTACTAACAGGACTATTAAAACTGAGTAAATCAATACTTGTTCCACTACTTACGGATGTAATAATTTGTGACCTGTATCATCACCACCATCAGATATTTCTTTAAAAGATCGAGAAGATAAATAATTACGAATTGTTTTATAATATAATTAGATTTTATTTAACCCAAAATTGTGTAAATTTGATTTCTTTGTCCAGTCTCCAACTGGTGTACCTAAACCAGGGAAAGCTTTAGAAATAGGCTCCCAAGACGGAACCATCTGTCCATTTCTTTCTACAAGTTCTATAGGGGGTGAATGTGGTATAGCCTGAATATCGGTACCAGGTATAGCATGAAATGGAAATCCCAGTGTTCGTTTCCCATTAAAATCTAATGAGTATCCGATATTGTTTTGTGGATTATTTAGAACTTTCCAATCAATACCATATCCTGATTCACCTACTAATAGTGGAGACTCATCATCATAAAAACTACGAGGAACATTAACAAGTCTACTACTTTGACTTATAGCTTTACCATCTTGTGATGTTATTACCTTTTCAGGTCTTCGAGTATCTCCAACAATACCTAACATACTAGGTGTTTCAGAATGTGTATAGTGTAGACGAGAGTTTCCAGCAACTAAAGAACCAATATTTCCTTGTAGTATATGATGAGTCTCTTCTGGAAAAGCTGAGTCATCTATTTTGTTATTAATATGATCTTGGACCCTAAACGCGTTATTAAACACCATTTATAATTTAACAAGAAAATAATTTAATCAAAAGTTACAACGAAATTAGTAGAAATAATATTTACATTTCTAATAGTATTTTGTGATAATTCTTTTCTTTTGTAATCTTTAGAATTATTTTTAAGTGTATCATTCATATCCTCATCAATTTTGTTAACATTAATTAATACATAATTTAATAACTTGTTTTCTATAAACCACCTAAAAAAGTTTAATTGACCAATTGTTGTAGTAATGATACCTGTTCTTTCATCCGATAGTAAGCTTAAATCTAGATCAATTCTATTGCGTCTACAAAATGGATCGAAATATTTCTTAGAGTAAGCTTTTAATTGATTTTTATAACTTAAATATATAAAAAATAAACTTTTGTTACCATTTTTATATATTTCGTAAGCCACGTTATATTTCTTGGAATAATTAGTTACAAGCCAATCTAATATCCTAAGAGATATATTAGATTTTTGTTCTATAATAGGTAATAAAATATCTAGATTTGATTTGTTAGTATAAAATTTAATTAATGACTCGTGTAGTAAAGCCTCTTTGGTGATATAATCAACCATTTAAACTTTATTAAAATATAATTTAAGTCTTTAAGTAACTTAAAGATAAGCTATATACTATAGTATATGGATATTCCGTCTGCTCAAAAAATTACTAATCCCAACTTTATTAACTATTTAAGTCGCAATATTCTTTTTAACTGGAATTATAGAGGTGAAGCTCAGTTTCCTTGTCCTCAACCGGTATCAATAGAACGTAAAGATTTTGATAAACTTAAGAATTATGAATATTTTGTTGGTGTTAAAAATGATGGGGTTAGATATATCATGTTTTTTACCACCGATAAGACTAACAGAAAGTTATGTATTCTTTGTGATAGATCTTTAAATTTTTATACAGTTGATATTAAGGGTGATGATTCTATTTATAATGGAACACTTTTTGATGGAGAACTTGTTAAGGATAGAGACTCTTATACTTTTATTATTTACGATTCTGTTTTAATGTGCGGAAATAGAGTAAATAAAAACAATTTTGCATCTAGATTAGCTGAGATCGATTGTTGTGTTAAGACTTTACTTTCACCAATTAAAACAAATTTTATGACAATCGAAACTAAAACTTTTTATAAGCTGTCTGATTTTGTAAATTTTTTAGATGAGTATGAAAATTATAAGAATAAAGATGGAATTATATTTATGCCTAATAATCTACCAGTTTTAAATGGTACTCAATTTTCTATGTTTAAGTGGAAACCATCAGATAAACATACAGTGGATTTTTTAATTAGGGAAGAAAATGACAAAGATTTATCGGCTTATGTATATCATCAACAGAAACTAACAAAGTTTGCTAATATTAAATATAACACCGAACAGGGTAAAGATTTTATCGATAAATATCACACTTTAGATCATCATAAAACTGACTGTATACTAGAGTGTCTATTTGTCAAGAACAAGCAAAATTTTTCCCCAATTTTAGTAAGAACCGATAAAAATTATCCTAACAGTCTAAGAACAATAGAACGTACATTATTTAACGCAGAGGAGGATATACAGTTAAGTGAGTTTACCAATATTTAATTAAAGTGTAAAAATCTACATATTATTAACAATCTTAATAAGCAATAGATTTTTATACATCACCTTTTATACCACCATCCTTATTTACATCATATTCTTCTTCGAGTAGGTGCCAAACTTAGATGGCTTCTTCGCCGCTGGCTTCTTCGATAGGATATTAGGCATACTAACACCAAGCTCCGCTCTCATGGCAGGAGTTATATTCGAGCTACTAACCTCGAAGTTAGCAGGACCAGTGATTTTGCCGGTGACCGGACCTATGATACCATAGTCTGGACGAGTTAGAGTAGAGGCTGGGACACTGTAAATAACACCAGCACGCTGGTGCGAAGCGGGGCGATTTACACCGAACTTATTCTTACCAAAGAAGAGACTGCGACGAGCGTAAGCCCGCTCAAGCTCAGAGCGAGGGACCTTCTTGGGGGGGCGGCACCGCTTAGTATCCTTATCAAAAACTAGACCCTGGGCCTTGCACATAGCCATAATCTCCTTCTGAGTAGGACCAACACGGCTAGCCGCACGAACCGCACGAGCAGCAGCTAAACCAGCACCACGACGCGACTCACGGCACCTCTTGGTATCCATATCAAGAACTAGGCCCTGATCCTTGCACGCAGCACGAAGGCTGGCAACACTGGGACCAGCGCCTGGCGCAGCCGCGCGACCACGCCTGAGTGGCTGGCGGCACTCCTTAGTATCCTTATCAAAAACTAGACCCTGGGCCTTGCAGGCCATCGCACGCTGACGATCAGACATGGGGTCGACTGAGCGACCACGAGCACCAAAAAAATTACCGAAATTTACCATTATATTTAATAATTAAACAAGAAAAAAATTTTTAAAAAATTAAGAAAAAATTTTAATATACTTCGAAATTAAAACATCGCTAAAATTTAAAGATTTTAGAAAAGTAGTTAATTGGGAAATCTGAATAGGACTCCTGGTTATATCTGAAACATCAATTTTAATTTCTTCATAATTTGTAAATAATTTACGCGCGGTTACATAGTCAAAGTCTTCTCCTATTTTATATTTATTTAATGCAATTACAGTTTCTAAATTTTTATGCTTTTTGATTAGCGTAAAAGCAGTCTGTGGTCCAACACTCGGTATGTAAGGACAATAATCGCACCCACAAAGAATACAAAAATCTACAAATTCTGGATAAGACATCTCGAAGTCTTTTAATATTTTCGATAAAGACAATTCCTGAATAGAATCCTTAATATTTGTTTTTAAAACAGACTCACACCCAAACGTTAAAGTATCTGTGTCGTCTGATACAACATAATCTACTTCATTGATATTCTTGAGATAAACGCATGTTTTCTCTGCTTCGCCACCTGCCTGAATATATGGAATACCTGTGTATTCTAAAAATCTCTTACACTCATCTATATGATATTTTGTAACATAGACAATTTGATTAGATAATCTTTTAACTTCAGCTTTAATATTGTCAACTTCAACTTCTGTTGTTTCTTCAGTAATAGATTCCTTAAGATCTGTTATTTTATCTTCTATCTTCCTACGATTATATTGTCTTTTTTGTAATACATTCTTTTTTGCTTCAGGAGGAGTTCCATCAAATACAAAAATTGGAAGTACATTATTTTTAAGATAATAATTTATACGGTTTGCAAACCCAATAATATGACTATTTGGTACCTTAGACATATGAACATATTTATAAATTAAAATACTACAATCTATTGCGATTTTTTTACCAGAGTATTGTTTAATTGATTTTTCTGAAATAGATTCAGGTGAGTACTTTTTGATTAGTGTATTAAGGCTTCGAATACCCATTATATCTTAATAGTATTATATTTTCTAACTTTAAGTTAATTCTTTGTCGTAAGTTAGTCTCTAAATTCTACATGCTGTTCAGTTTCTTCTTCCTTAACTTCTTCGAATATTACGTCTATCGTTTTTTTAGGACTCTTAAATAACCGATGACTCTCAATACCAATTTCTCGATAATGTTCTACTTCCTTCCAAAAATTATAGAGTACTGGGATATTTTCTATTAACCAAATGTGATTAATATGTATTCTTACTATATTTAATATTTCTGATGATTGTGAATCAGCTGGCTTATATTCTATAAAGTCTGCTTTAGTTAGTCCACAAATAAATAAATTAAGCTGTACTTGTGGATAATAATATTTAGGGCACTCGTTCATTTTAATTTTTCTTCTGTAAGGACACTTTACTTCGAGTAGTATAGGTTCTCCATAAGGGTCGTCGTTTTTAATACATATTCCATCTGGAGAACCAGCTAGAAAGTAATTTGGTTCAATATTAGTTGTATGTACATCTGTATAAGATATCAATCCAAAATTATAATTTGTCATTCCCATAACACGGCAATATTTCTCAATTGCATAATCTTCATACTTCTGACCGTGTAACGTTGCCACATTACCAACAAAAGGTTTTAAATCGTGACCACATTTTTTAAATAAAAGCTCATGAGGTTTTTGATAAGGATTAATACCTAGCGCTGTGGCAGCATCACTAGATGTTAATTTATCATGCCTTTGAGCAAACCACTCGGGGCTACGTTGTTCATGTTGAGGAAGTTGTAATAAAAAATCAATTTTATGATTACCTGTAGTCATTAAAGTTAAATATATTATGTCTTTAAACTATTATTTAGTCGATTTAGTCTTTTTAGATTTTGTAACAGTTAATAATGGTATCTTACTCTTTTCTTTATGTTTTGCGAGATCAAATTGTTCATCTACCTGTTGATATTTAGAATTATAATTTTTTTTATGAAAATCCCAAAGTTCCCTAGATCCTATTTTAAATTGTCTGTCAGGTTTTGCGCGATACCAGAATATACAATCTTCAATTTTGTTACTTCGAGATGTATTATCTAAAACCATACAATCATACCCTTCTGTACAGGAATTCATCACTTCTCGAAATGTTGGAGCGTCAGGGAAAATACCGAAAAAATTCTTATATAACTTGTCCTGATTTTGTACTATATTTTCGCGAAGTACAAATACAAAATCTATATTTGCTCTAAGATCTGGAGGTAAATCCATACAATATTGCATTGTTAAAATAAATAAAAGTCTCCAATGTCGGCCATTCATAAATATACCGCGAATATTTGGATCTCTTATCATTTTTTTATCATACATACAATCATCTAGTAGAACAAATGCATCATTTTTATTTTTTGGATCGGATTCTTTTGCGCTCATTATCATTTTCTTTTGTCTATTGATAACACTTTGTATAACATCAGACTTATATTCAGAGTGTATAAATAAATCTGGAATAAAACTAGAATAATATTTATTGCCGTCTTCTGTGGCTGATATTGCTGTTCCTATAGGTATTTTCCGACAATAGTATAATATATCTTTAACTAAAGTACTTTTACCTGTGCCTCTTTTACCAATAAATACGCAAGTTGCTGGTCCTGACCCACTCACTCTTCGCTCTTCTATAACTCGAGGATTAAATTTGGATATCTGGATGCTGGACATCTGTTATATATAAGATAGAGATTTTAACTATATTATTTGACGCAATTCTTAAATATCTGCCATCGATCTTATATTTTCCATTCCAGATACAGTGTTAAACTTTGACCCGGCATCCACATAATTATCTGTTAAAAGTGTTTCTGTACCCTGTGACATAAAGTAAGAATATGCGAGAGTTAATATAACTGCTACAGCTACGGATACACCACCTCTAGATTGTACAGTTTTAAACTCTTGATTATCAGATATTTCTAGAATACCGTATACAAGAACGAGAATACAAACAAATACTATAAATGTTGTTCCGTCGAATATAAACATCTTTATTAATATAATTTATTTAAATTTTAATATTTAAACTTAGAAGTACGGTGTATGTGGTATCTATTCTTTTTAAGTTTTATACCAAATAGCAATTTAATCATGTTTAGAGAATTAACAATTTACAATGAAATACTAGTTAATCATGATCTTCCTTGTCATTTATATTCGTGTCGCATAAAGACTTTTAATAGTGCTCTAATTAAACACTCTCAACCCAAGTACTCCAGTAAGAGTATTTATGAATTACATGATTTGATATCTTTTCGATTTGTGTTTTACAATAATGAAGATCTACTAAAATTTTATCATTATAATAAATTAGAAAAAGATATCATATATTTTAACAATTATATTAATCGCCCAAAAGAAAACGGCTATAAAGCATTACATTTCCATTATAGAATACCTAATGAAAAAATAGATAAACTAGAATGTCAATTGTATATTTTAGAAGACTACTATGACTCTTTATATGGTAATAGTTCCATGTATAAAGATTACTTAAATAGTTTAAAAGAATAATCTATTTATATATAAATGCTTACAGATAAAGATATTACAACTGTACTTAATTCCTACGATATTGTACTTCTTAAATTCACAGCTGATTGGTGTGACAGCTGTAAGAAGTATGAACATTTTATTCATGATTTAAGTGTATATGTACAGGAAGTAGACTACGATCTGAATGAAGACATCGCTGAAGAGTATGAAATTCAGAAACTACCAACTGTTTTAGTATATAAAAATAAAAACTTAGTGGATAGAATCGAAGGGTTTATTCCTAAAACAGAATTTGTTAAAAAATTGACGATCATTAGTTCTCAGAATTAGACAAAGTTAAACACTGTAAGATGTATAAGAATAAATTAATTACATCTAAATATAAATTTATGGAGGCTAATACAAAATCATTCTGAGAATATAATCTATACTGATTTGATGTTATCATCTTTGTATCATAAATTATAAACCCTGAAAATACTATAGATCCAAATCCAGCTACAAATAACTGAAGAAAAGTGCTCATTATGAAAATATTAATTATACCGATAAGTATCAGGGAAACTGTACTAATGAATAAAAATTCTGTAAAATAACTATTAATTTTTATGAAAAATGATATAAGTGTCATTAAGATTAAATCTGTTAATGTAATACCCGTAGCAATAATAATAGTTTTTGGATCATAATATAATAACATATTACTAATCATATAACTCATTGACCCTGAGAATATTATTAGTAGAATATATTTACTAACTGTTCGCTGAAATAAATATGTACAACACATTAAAGTTCCAAATGTAATAATTATACCCCCAATAGATAATCCTAATAGTCCCCTACCAACGTCTGACTCATAGAAAGTTAACATATTATTCATTTTTGCATATAAACATAAACCAAATGTCATAATTAATTGGAAATCTAAACACAAATATACTTTTGTAATAAATCGAGTTTGTTCCTTTGATGACATTAAATTTTCTGTTAATTGTTTTTCAGGTATATCAATTGGGTGCATCATCATACTATTTTATTATTTATTTTTTTAAACTGATTTAAAAATCATAAATAGAATGCTGACATCTAAAGTCGTTCCCTAATAGCCACCAAG